AAAAGGGTGATATTAGTGATAATGTCACAATATCTGATTCAGGTAGCATCAATACACTACAGTTGTACTTAGATGTTGGATATATAGCTTATGAAGATACTTCATATCCTGAAGGGTATGATTATGTAGGTCTCGGTGGTTTGGTCACTTGGTAAACCTATCATCAATTTTTAAATAACTAGAGGAAAATACAATGGATCTCGTGGGAGCGATGAAAGTTACAGGTAAACTTAAAATTACCAAAATTGACGAGTTTGGTAATAAGTCGATTTTATTAACAAAAAACTTAGTAGTTAACGGTGGATTATCGTGGATTGCTGGAAGATTAGTTGACACCGGAACTGATCCAGGTCATACCATACCTGGAGAAATTTCTGCTATGAAAATCGGTACATCAAGTACCGCCGAAGCAGGTGGTCAAACTGACCTTATATCCCCTGTAGCAACTCAAACTACTTTAGATTCAGTGAATGTTAGTGGTAATACGGTCCAGTTTTCCGCTACATATGGACCTTCTAATCCAGGAACTGAAGAAGCTTTAAAGGAAGCTGGTCTCTTCACTGGTACAGGTAACGTCGGTGGCGGAGATATTATGGTTTGTCGTACAGTTTTTCCAATCGTGACAAAACAAACTCCAGATACAATTATCATTAACTGGAACTTAACTATTAGTGCAAGCTAAAGGGTGATATGAATGCCATCATTAGTAAAATCGTCGCTAAGTACTGAATTAGCAAATTCATTTTTTAGGTCTTTCCAGGCAGGAACAACTCAGTTGTATTTCTTGCTCGGAAGGACAGAAACCTGGGGTAATGATTTAATTGCCCCAGCTCCAGAATCTTCTTCTCTCTATGAAAAAGAAGTAAGAGAAAAAGGTATCAGGCTTCAGAAAATAACATTTGCTAATGTATCAATGATGGCTAAGCGTAATAATTGGCTAAGTGGTACTGTATATGATATGTTTGATACGAGATCAAATTCTATCGAGCTTTCAGACGCTAATATGATCGTCTTAACTGATGATTTTAACGTATATAAGTGCGTATTTAACAATTATAATGCTGCGTCAACTATTAAACCAACCGCAACTACGACCGAATATTTGAAACTCGCAGACGGATATGTGTGGAAATATATGAAGACTCTTTCTACAATTGAAAGGTCTAGATATCTTACTAATGCGTTTATTCCAGTGTCTGACGTCGCATCTGACGGATTTTTTACAGGGACCTTAGACTTTAACATAGTCTCTGGAGGATCCGGATATGACAAAAATAATGTTATTCTCGAAATAACTGGAAATGGCAATGGCGCTATTATGGACCCTATATTAAACGGATTAGGAGAAATAGTAAACGTCGAACTAACCTCAGGCGGAACAGGATATACTACAGCTTCAATGGCGGTTTCAGTTCCAGATTCAGGTGGAATAGTCGGAACAGGCGGCCAAGTTGATGCTGTTATTAACAATATTGAACTAGACAATAACCAGTCAGCCGTACAACTATCGGCAGTAGACGGAGAAATATCTTCCATATATGTAAACTCTGGCGGTGTTGGATATACAAGCGCTACAGTAGAAATATTAGGAGATGGTCAAAACGCGTCAATCACTCCAATAATTGAAGGCGGTTCAATTGTAGATTTTACCTATCTTAATCGCGGCGAGAACTACAACAACGCTACTATTAGAGTCACTGGAGACGGTACAGGGTTTGACGGAGACGTTATACTTGCTCCCGGAGGTGGACATGGAAAGTCTTTAGTAGATGAATCATATGCTGATGCAATATCAATGTATCTTCCAGAAATCGATTCAGATCTTCAAGGATCTTTAAACACTCCAGACATCGAGTATAGGCAGGTAGCTCTTATTGCCAATCCTAAAGATTTCTCTTCTCTAACTTTTAGAGGAGAAACTGGAAGTCTAGTTTATATGATTGAAGATTCATCTATCACCGATGCTGCATACGACGCTAATATGAGATTAAGATTACAAGGCGAAAGCGATATCATGACAGTTGTTGGTGTAGAAGATGGTAAGCTTTTACTTCACGTTGAAAGTAGTTTTATTCCATCAAGTGGAGATATTTTTGACATAATCGATATAGATAGTAATATTACTACACCAAGTGCGCTTACTCTATCAGGTTCGAGTACAATAACTCTTCCAACTGTAGATAGGTATTCTGGTAACATGATATTTTTGGATAACAGAGCTCCATTTAAGAAAGACTCTAATCAGATATCTAACATAAGAACACTAATAAAATTTTAACGGAGAAATTTAATGACCGTCGATTTTGCTTCAAGTCCATACTTTGACGACTACGACCCAAATAAGAATTACTATAAAATTCTTTTTAGGGCTGGAGTATCTGTCCAAGCAAGAGAACTTACTCAACTTCAAACTATGCTACAGACTCAAATTGAAAGGCATGGGTCTCATGTATTTAAAGAAGGAGCTAAGGTATTTGGATCTGAATTTATTTATTCTCCTGGATTAGCTTCAGTAAAAATTCAAGAGACTTTCGGTTTAAATTTCGTCGAAGACATTGCAGAAGAGTTGGTAGGTAAAGAAGTCGTAGGTGCAACAAGTGGAGTAAGAGCAAACGTATTAGCATTCACTCCCGCAACTTCATCCGATCCGTTGACTCTCTATATTTCGTATACACAAACTGGTAACGACAGAGTAACTTCAGTTTTTAGTGATTCCGAAGCTCTTATATCTCCAGAGGTCGTAGGTACATATAACGCAGGTGAAGAAGTAGCGAGAACATTCGCTTCAGATGCTACTGCTGTAGGTTTAGGTTGTACTATAACCGAAGGTGTTTATTACGTTAAGGGACATTTTGTATTCTTAAATGAGCAATTCCATGTAGTATCTAAATATACGAGTGATGTTGATAAAAGAATCGGTCTTACTGTAAATGAAATTATAGTGACAAGTGCTGAAGATGAGTCATTGCTTGACAACGCCGGTGGAACTACAAACTTTGCCGCTCGCGGAGCTGATAGATTTTCTATTAACCTAGACTTGACTTCTTATGACTATACGGATACTCCAGTAGATTTCATTGAATTAGAAAGAACTCGTGATGGAGATCTTCAAGCAAAAACTAAAACTACTCCATATAACGAACTTGGAAGAAACTTAGCAGACAGAACATTTGATATTAATGGAAATTTTGTAATAAGTCCATTTAAAGTTAAAATGAGAGAAGCATTAAACGATTATAAAAATGAAGGCATATATCAGTCTGGAGATACTTCAGATAGTGGCAACGTTATCTCAAACGATGATTTTGCTGTATCTCAAATATCTGAAGGTGAAGCTTATGTGTTTGGTTATGAGATTACTTCGACAGGATCTCAATTTGTAGATATTGAAAAACCTCGAACTACAAATACAGTAATCAACTCAGCTCTTCCAGTTGAAATTGGAAACTACGTTAGAGTTGAAAATGTACACTCTATTCCTGATATTGTAGGTGATGCTGGAGATATAAACGACTATTCTGTTCTTAAATTATATGACACATTTACAAGTACTCCCGGGGCATCTAGTTCTGGCAACTTGGTCGGTTTAGCGAGAATAAGATCTTTTGAATTTGACAGTGGCAGCTCTGACGCTACAGTTGATGCATTCAGCTCAGCTGAAAAGTTTAAGGCATATCTATTTGATATTAAGATGTATCAGAAATTTACTTTAAGCGGAACCCCGGCTACTAATCATGTGGCGGATGGAACCAAAATTATTGGAGCAACTTCTGGAGCTTTTGGTTATGTTTCAAGCGATTCTTCATCAAGTACAGTTTATCTTACTTCTGTCTCAGGCAATTTTATTGAAAATGAAGAGCTACTTTCTCACAATAGTGATTCAGGTTCTGTAGAAAATAGTGGTGGAACTAATTTAACTATATCATCAATTGAAAAATATTCTTTCGATCAAGTTAAACAATTATATAGTAACCATCCTACGAGTGTAGATTTTACTGCTGATTTGGTACTAGAAGGACAATTTACTCTCACTGGAACGGCCGGAACATCAGGAAGTTCTACTACAGTAACTTCGTATAACGGAAAACTAGAGTCAGAGCTTAGAATAGGTGACATTATAGATATCGCCGGATTTGAGAGAGAAGTTACGGGAGTTTCTGCTACAACATTCACAGTCTCTCAGGCAGTTAACGCTCCAGTGGCTGCAGTCGTTCGTAAAAGAGCCTTTATTAACGAACAGTCTCGTAACCTTTCGATAAAACAATTAGCTAAGCCATTTATTAGTACTCTTGAACCTCAAGGAAGTTCAAATTCGGAATTTAGGTTTAGAAAACAATTTAATGGCTCAACGAATGCTTCAGGTGAAATCACTCTAAGTGGTGGGTCATCTACATTCGAACCTAAAAATAACAAAAATTATCAAATTGTGGTTTTAGTTGCAGGTGATGGAGCTCAGGCAATAAGCGCAGGAGAAACCGTTAATATTGACTCTGATGAAATTTTATTTAGTTCTACTGGACAAACTACATTAACTATTGGATCTGGAAGTCTTTTTGGTAATAACGCTCAGTTAAGAGTTATAGCAACTCTATATGAAGATAATAGTTTAAGTAAGCCTAAATCTTCAAATGTGGGTTCTAGAACAAAAGTGCTTAATAAAAAATCAGATACAGGCTTAAGACCTTGGGGAACTTCAGCTCATCACGGCGAAATTTCGCTTGGTGTAGCAGATGTATATAAACTTAGAGCTGTATACGATTCAGGTTCTGACTCAATTGATGCTGAAGTACCTACTGTAGAACTTAGCAGCATTTCAGGTTCTTTCTCGGTAAACGATGTTATAACTGGACAATCGAGTGGAGCTTCAGCTCTTATTCTTACGAGTTCTTCGCCGTTTAAATATGTACTTCTTTCTGAAATAGGATTTGACTTAGATGAGTCTGTAGAAAATTCTACCGGAGGTTCAGGTACTGTAAATGTTTTGAATGCTGGTTCTAAGTTAATAACTTCTCGATATTTGTTAGACACAGGTCAACGAGATAATTATTATGATATCTCTAAGCTTGTTCTTAAACCTAAAGTAGCAAAACCTGAAGGGCGATTGCTTGTAGTATATGATTATTTTTCTCATGGTTCTGGTTTCTATTTTTCAGTAGATTCTTACAATTCAGTTGACTATAAAGATATTCCTTATTATAGTTCTACACGAATTGATCCTGATTCATCTAATAAATCTGGAGTGTTTGATTTAAGGTCAGCTCTAGATTACAGACCTAGAGTTGCTGATGTCGGCACTGTGTCAAGTAGTGTACGTACAGTTGACGAACCTTCTTTTAACTTCGAAGCTAGAACTTATACTGGAGTCGGATCTTCTGATGCACCAACTCCAGCAGACAATACCCTATTTAGATACGACTATGAACACTATCTAGGAAGAATCGATTCTTTGTTCTTGACTACATCCGGAGAATGGGTAGTAGCTAAAGGTGAACCTTCAGAAAATCCTATCAAACCTGATGAATTAGCAAACTCAATGCTAATTTCTGATATATTCATGAACCCGTATGTTTTAGATATCGAAGAAGATATAGAGATCCGACAAGTATATCAAAAACGATATAGAATGGAAGATATTTCTAGAATAGAAAAAAGAATTGACAACATCGAGTATTACACATCTTTATCTTTATTAGAATCTTCAGTCGAAAATTTACAAATAAAAGACGATCAAGGATTAGACAGATTTAAGTCTGGATTTTTAGTAGATAATTTTGAAGGACATCAAATTGGTGATGCTATAAACCAAGATTATCGTTGTGCTATCGATATGCAAAACAGTATTCTTAGAGGTAAATATATCTCTAAAAATGTCCCTCTTGAAGAAAAAGATGTTGGTAATACTGGATACGTAGTAAATGATAACATTGTCACATTAGATTATGTTAATGTTGAAACTGTAGGTCAATCATATGCAACAACAGTTGAAAGTCTTACTCCACTTCTTTCAGCGTCATGGAACGGAAATATTAAATTATCTCCTTCTGCTGATGAATGGTTTGAATTTGACTATGCTCCAGACGTAACTTCTAATATCGAAGGAAACTTTAATGCGGTTCTTGCTGCAAATAATAATGCAATTGGTACAGTTTGGGGAGCTACTCAAACTACTTGGACAGGTCTAGCATCACAAAGAACCACGTCATTCACTAATAGAGAATGGCGCAAGGAGAATGCTACTACTAGTCGGGCGTTCTTACAAGACTTTAGGCGCACTATTAGCACATTTAATACTCGTGGGACACAAGAGGGAATACGAACTTCAATTATCCCGAGAGTAGATACTAAATTTGATTCTGAAAGAGTAATTACTGAAGATATTGTTCCATTTATGAGAAGTCGTCAAGTAATATTCCAAGGAAATGGATTTAAACCATTCACTCGAGTATATCCATTCTTCGATAATGTCAATGTTACAAAATATGTTCAGGCGTTAGGTGGCTCAGTATATGGAGACCAGACTGACGTTGCAGTTGATTCTTCTGGAGCATGGTCTAACCTAAGAAGAGTCTTCTTACACGGATATCACTGTAATGACAAGGTTTCAAACGAAACTACAATGATAGTAGAATATTCTACTGATAACATTACGTGGGTAGAGGCAAACAGAAGATCTTACAATAGTGAAACTTCTCCAGTCGAAGTGGCTACAAACTTTGATGGATTAGCTATAACTCCTGACGTTGTTACAGGTGAACTTTATATTAGACTTCGCTGGGAAAACCCAGATGAAATGGCTTTCGACTTAGTAGAGTTTTACGATCAGT